GGTTTGCATATCTGCGTGTGTCTGCCTGCCTATGGCGTCTATGCGGTCTAGTGCGTCAGCTGCCACACTTGGTGACGGCACGGCATTATCACCTATAGCCGCACCTATTCTCAGACGGAATATGCGTGATTTTTTAACTAATATATACTCATTGCCTGCTAATTTTTTCGCCGCTATCTGGCAGCTGACTGTCTGCGCTGACCGCAGTATATCAGCCGTTGGCGTCCACTGTCCGCCTGTGATATCGACCTCGTACTGAACGCCATCACCGTAGTCTATCGTCATTACATAGCGGTCTGCGCCGTCTACTGTCAGCCCTTCGACCGACACGGGTCTAGCGTTCGTTTCGCCGACGTAGCCCAGCAGGGCTGTGTTCAGTGTTACGTCATAATCTGCATTTAATGTTATCGTCATTTAATCACCCCTCTTTACTCTATTGCAATATAATCAACATAGTATGTTCCTGTTGGAACGGTTTCCAATGTTGGCCCGTTATTAGCTCCCATGCAGACACTCATATAGTATGACGTTCCTGACCCATAAACGTGGGTGCAGTAGTTCTGATATGGTGTTGGTGTGTCTGTCTGCCGTAGCGTTGCTATTACCTGTTTAGGCGCAAAGGTCAGTCCAAGCGGTATCTGCATCAATGGATTCGCTTTCGTCATCTTGTATTCCACAGTGCCATAGTGTATCTTGCCGGCTCGGCTCAGTATCTCATCGATTTCCTCGCCTGCGTGTTGCATAGGATAGTCGTTGATATCTTGCGCCAATGTCAAATTTTCATCAGCCATTATCTCGCCCCCCTTAAAGCTGTTCTTCTACCGACAGACCTACCGCAGAAATATCAGCACTCAGTCCGCCGTCAAAAGTAAATTCTAAATTTGTTATTGGTATGTCATAGCTGTCTGCACCGTTGGTGTAGGTCACCACGTCACCTATGTCGAAACGTGGGTCACCAAGTCTGTGGTATAGCTCAGTGGTGTACCACGAAAATCCACCTATCCTGCGCCACAGAGATTGTAGCAAAGACTCTGTCATGTATGGATTTTCAAACTCTAAAACTCTACCCTGCGTTGTATCTGTCACACCAAGCGACAGCGTTACATCATCACTCACTTTGCAGATAATGCCCACGATAGCGTTCTGCCTTTCAGACAGTGTTGGCAGGTCTATTGTGTTGTTATCAAGCGTTTTAACGCTCGAGCCGTACCATTTTCGGACGTACCGCCCGAAGCGGTCAACATACCCGAACTGCCCCTGAGCTGAGGCAAGGTAAGACAGCATTTGCCGCATGGTCACGTCCTTTGGCACTGAGCTGACCTTGAAATAGAAATACTTTGAGTACAGCACCTTGCCGTTCTTATCTATCAACCTTCTGCCGTTCTTGTCACGCAGTAGTCGCACCTCTGTGTAGTCATTGCCGTTCTGCAATCCTAATTGTCTGCAAATGTCGTCTTCGACGGCTTTATTCCAGTTTGGCATAGGGATATGCGGTACATATGGCTTGTCCGAGAAGTACAGCCTGTCCGCCATTGTCAGCTGGACACTGCCGCCCGACTTTTTCGACTTAACGCAGGTGAAACGTCCCATTGGTATTTTTTCGTCGCCAAGCATCTCTCCAAGCTTGCTTATCTGCTCCACTGTCAGCTTTGAAAGCTCAGCGTAGGTGTAGGATTCTAGGGTGGAGTAGGTGGTAAATGCCGAGCTGTCTTTCATATACAAACTGAAAACATACTCATTCCCAAGATACTTAGTTCCGTCGTCAACCAGTTCCGCCATCACACTCTGAGAGCAGACAGCTCCAAGCTCTATATCATCACTTAGAGAGGTTGATTGAATGTCTGTCTGAACGTTCTGAATGCCGTCATATGCCACAGGTTCTCCGCTCTGAACGTCCTCTATCCACATACCCCACAAGGCTTTGTAACTCTCTATCCTGCTTGTTATCTCATTGCTTGCTATGGTGTACATATGCCCTCCTAACGTTCTGCGAATGTGACAGTACAGCTCTTGTAATACTCACCACCGTCAAGTCTGACAAGCCCCTGCGGTACATAGTCGCTTGCGTTGGCAGATATAGAATAATACTTGCCATTGTGCCAAAACTCCAGTTCTGCAAAGTCGGGTCCGTCCTCGATAAGGGATTGTATCTCGGCCGAATCTGCGACAGGAAGCATTGTCCACTTGCAAGGCAGTTTATATTTGCAGAACTTTCTTGCACCCACAAACAGACCTGTTGTATTCACTCGTCCTGAACCTGCCGTCCATTCGTAACAGTTTACAGGGCTCCAGCTATCAGGGTCAGGGTCTGTCACCCACACGCCGTTTATCTTTAGCAATGTTCCTGTCAAAATGCACTCACTCCCGTCTTACGTTTATACTGATTGTTGCTGTCCTGCATACACTTGAAAAGCACCTTGCTGTCAACTGTTCCGAAGAACACAGGGTCATAAGCTTTCAGCCAATCAAGTATAGCGTTCAGCACCCTTAACACCTCGTCAAGCTTGCCGTTATCAAGCATACCTTGCAGTTTGCTCAGCGGTGAGATCACCTCCGGGTCTGCCTTTGCGTTCCTGTTATCGCCCACCATTGCAAGGGTCGGTGCTGTCGCAATTCCGCCTGTGGCAAGCTTTGGTATCTCAGGTATGCTTATTGTGTCAAGGTCAAAGCCAAAGGTTTCTCCGCCTATGCCAGGCACCCAATCAGGCACATCAAAACTCAGGCTGTTAATGCCGTCGATTATCCAGTTGACCGCACTTTCAATAGCACTGGTCATTTTGTTTACTGCACCGATAATTAGGTTTATAGGTGCTTTCACAACGCTGTAAAGCGTATCCCACACGCCTTTAAAGATCTTCTTTACACCCTGCCAAGCCTTCTTCCAGCTACCTGTGAAAATGCTCTTGACGAACATTATAATGCCGTTGAGAATGGTCTTTACGCCTCCGAAAGCGTCTGAAAAGGTCTTTTTGAACCACTTGCCTATGCCCTTGAAAACGCCCTTGACAGCATTAAGAAGCTTCGTGAATATCTCTTTTATCTTTGCAATACCCTCAGATACGGCATTGTACAGACCTTGTATAATATATCCGCCCATTTCAGCCATTACCTTGCTAGGGCTGTGAATACCAAAACAGTTCTTGAAGCCCTCAATAAATGGTGTAAGAACATGGTCATAAAGCCAAGTGCCTATACCCTTGAAAGCGTCAACAATACCTGTGAAAAGCCCCTCAACGATATTTCCACCACAGTCCTGTATTTTCTCTGTAAAGTAGTCACGGATACTGAAAACAGCGTCCTTGATAAAGCCCCACAGCACCGATACCGCACCGCCTATAGCTGAGCCTATCGCCTTGAAAAGCTTTGTGGCAATGCCGCTCCAATCTATTGTAGAAATGAACGTCCACAGCTTTTCACCTATGCCCTGCCAATTCACAGTTTGCAGGAAGTTTATTGCCGTATCAAGCAGACCTTTCACGCCCTCAGAGATAGTCGTTCCTGCCTTGCCCCAATCAATCTCATCAAACCAGCCGTTCACAGAAGTGCCTATGGACGAGCCAAAGCCCGACCAATTAAAGGTGGTAACGAACGAATAAAGATAGTCGATGATAGCTTGCCATTTTGAAGCAAGGGTCTTGCCGATAAGCGACCAATTCGTTTTCTTTATACCGCCGTTAAGAAAATTAGCCGTACCCTTGCCGAATCCTGCCCAATCGAACTTCTTCATAAAGCGGTATCCTGCGCCAAAAATAGTGTTTATACCGCCGCCGAAGCTGTCCCCAAGACCTGTCCAATCAACTCCGTTAATAAAGCTGTTCAGACCGTCTGTAAGCTTATCCACAAAGCCATTCAGCTTTTTCTGAATACCGTCCCAGTTGATGTATGCGAAAGCTCCGTTGACCTTTTCAGCCACAAGAGAGCCAACTCCTGCCCAATCGCCCGACTTAATGGCGTCTTTCATACGCTCCGCCCAATCAGGAAGCTGAACGTTGTCGCCGTTTATGGCTGAGTAATCAATGCCGCCCTCTGAACTGTCTGTATCGGACTTGCTCTGATCCGGTGCAACTCTTACAACGTCAAAGTCCGCAAGGTAAGTGTCCTGAGTTTTCTTTATCTTTTCCGCTGACTTCTGCGCCTGCTTTGTCGCCTGCAAGGACTTCTGATAGGTGGTGCCGAAAAGCTCAGAGATAAACGCCGCCACAGTTTTTGTCGCCGTCGCTACGCCCGACATAAGCGTATTGAGATATGGCATAACTGTGTTCATTATCGGCGTAAAAGCTATGGTGAGGTTGGCTTTTATCTCGTTCAGGGACTTGGCAAATTCTTCGTTGCCTGAAACAGCGTTTGCGACAGCGGAACGTATTCCTTTCAGCAAAACAAGCACGCCTGCCATTAAGAACACTCTTTTTGCCGCAGATTTGAGCGAATGTGTAAACTTGCTCAGCGGTTTTGAAGTGCTGTCGATAGTTGTTTTAAGCCTGCTGAATTTGGATTTAACTGCATCAACAGCCTTCGAGCCTGCCGAACGCATTGTCTTGAAAGCTCCGCCGAGAGTTGACTTCACCGCCTTGCCTGCAAAGCTTACGGCTGAGCCGATACCGCTTTTTATCCTGCCTACAGCAGTCTTTATTTTCTGCACGGCACTTTCAGCAAAGCCTGCAATAATATCGTCCATTTTTGTTGTCTGCTCTGAAACGCTTTCGGCTGACTTGTTTGCCGTTTCCGCTGCTGTCTGACTTATCTTCGCAGAACTTGATTTAGTCTTGTCCTGCATTTTCTGAACTATCTTATCCGTTAGTTCATTGACCTCAGCTTCGACCTTTGTAGTGTCATACTCAGGATCATAGTTCACCTGAACAGTTTTAGGCTTGATATTATCTGTCTGCCCTGCCGCTTCCTGCGCCTTTTTGCTCAGCTTATCATACTCAGCCATTGCCTTTTCAACAGCCTCCTGCATACTCTTCTGGGCGATCTCCGACGCACTGCCAAAGCCCTCGTCTACGGCTTTAGTGGTCTTATCCATAGCGTTCTCAACAGCTTTCTCTGCCTGCTCTACTGGCTTTGAAAAGCCGTTCTGTATGCTTGCAGATATCTTGTCAAGCTGCTCCTGCACCTTGTTTTTTATCACAAGGTCAAGAGATATAACACCAACGCTTGCTCCGTCTGCCATTACTTATCACCTGCCTTTCCGAACATTCCCTTGAACAGCCTTTCAAAGTATTTCGCAGTTTCAAGCTTGTCCTGCTCTGTGAACGTTTCTCTTGCTTTCTGACTTCTGAACGCCGTCCACTCTGAGCGTATCTGCTTTTCATACCTGTCGAAATTCTTTATGATGTCCTTGTTGTCCTCGCTCCTGATACGAACGATCTGACCCAGCGGCGTATCGTGCATAATCCCTGCAACGAGCCTGTACCAATCGCTGTAATGCAGATTTTCCTGCTCTGAGGGTAGGATATTGTACTGCTTTGCAATGGATTGTATGATAAGCTCTCGGTCATAGTCAAGATCGTACCAGCTTTCTTCAAGCTTACTCTGCGTTTTCCTGCGGAAATCGAGCCTCTGTCTTTTCTGCATCCTCGCCTGTTACCGCTGAGATAGCAAGAGTGAAAAGCTGCTGATGTGCCGCCCAAGGCATATTCATTGCCTCTATCTCCTTGTAGTCCTTTGGTGCGAACGCAAGCTTGAAAACCTCGTCTATCATATCAAGGTCTTTCTTTTCAGCGTTCTTGTCGCAGATGTCAAGTATCTTCTTGACAGTTTTCTGCCTGTCGTCCACAGGGTAGACCTTGTCGCCCACTCTTATCTCAGGTGTGCCTGTAAGAAGCTTGCTGTCGAGTGTATACATCTTTGCCATAGTTATTATCCTTTCTGATTTTAGGTATAAGAAAAGCACTCCGCTATAAACGAAGTGCTTGACATTGTTATTTTGCTGTGATATAATGAACATAAAGAGAGGTACTGCGATAAGCGGTTTACCTCCAGTTGGTCAATTTAAATTATAACCGTCCTTTGGCAGAAGGGCGGTTATTTCTTTTTATTGCAGACATTGAGCACAAGCCCAATTATGTTTGTTATAAGTAGAAGTAAAGTTAAGACTTCCATAACGCTCATGTGTCGCTCACCTCCTTAGCCATGAGGCTTTTGGAGGATTATTTAAACCGCCTACCGTTATTTGCAGTACCCAAAGTCATTATATCACAGATAGTTTTTCTTGTCAAATATTGTTGTTTACGCTGCCGCCTCTGTAAACTCAGGCTTGCCGTCGGAAGCAAAGTCGAACGCAAGCGGCGCAACTGCTGTCGAATCTCCGCCGCCCCATTCCGTTACGCTGACAACGCCCTTGATAACAAGCTTTGCTCCGCTTGGGAAGTTCCACACAAGGGTTGTGGTCGCCGCAGCACCTGTTTTGAGTGCAAGGCTCTCGATGTAGTCATTGCCTGCGTCACCGACGTTTCTCTTGCCTGAGATACTGATAGTGATAGACTTACCAGTGAGCAAACGTCTTGTCCACCCCTGCTGATCAAAAGGCTTCCACTCCTCGATATTGCCGTCAATGGATACTGAAAAGCTCTCCATATCGGCAATAGTCACAAGATTGCCCTCTGTCGAGCCGTCGCCGCCTGTCTTGTCTATCTTGAACTGGTTTTCATATACGGGATAAACTCCTGTTGTGTTTGCCATACTCATTCATTCCTTTCATAATATACTGTTGCCTCGATAACATATTCACACACGCCTCGCTCGTCCCTGCCAACAGAAACAGGCTCTTTGCATTCGAGGTACTTTACCATAAATCCGTCAGCCTTATGCTGACGTATATCGGATAGGATATCAAGAACGCTTTGTGCCTTTATCTCTGCCTGCGTGGGAGTATCAGTCCAATGAATAAGCACCGAGATATGTTTTTCAAGTGTTTTTGTGCAGGCTTTTCCGCCTATGCAGATACGCTGTGGCTTTGAGGTCTTTGCGTTGTACACGCCTATACACTTATCAAGGTTGCCGTCAATAGTGCCTGCATACACGTCCTGCAATTCAAGGATATCGCTCAGCATATCCGCTATGTTAAGTAAAGTCATACGCCTGTCCTCTTTTTGAACTCTGCCACAAACTCATTCTTGGCAAGGTCCTTTTTATTGCCTGTGATATATGGTTCGAGCCAAGCCGCACCTGCGTTAGGGTTATTGCCTTTCTGAAAATGATACTCAGGGTGATAGTACAAACGTCTTGCCTGCGGAGAGCCTGTCACAAGACTTGCACCGCTTTCGTCAGCGTGGACAAAGGTCTGATTATTCTGCATATCGCCTGTATCGAACGGCATTGTCTGAGCACTCACAAGGTCTGCCCTCACCTGCTCCATAGCCACCTCAGCGGACTTCACAGAGGCGTCCTCGATAGCCTTTATCGCCTGCATATCAAGCTTTATTTCAATGCCCACTATATCAACTCCAATCTTGTGTAATTCACCCTGCCGTCAGGGTCTTTGGCTTTCTCAGAGCCATATATCTTGTACGTCCTGCCGCCTATGACCGCATAGCCCTCTATAACAGCGTTATCAGGGGCTATATCTCCGCAGAAAAGAGCCTCGCCTGACAAGGTTATAAGCTGTTTCTCTGCGGATAATTTCTGCCTTGACTTCTCAGAGTGAAAGCATTTGCCCTCAAATATGACCGTCTGCTTCTTTGAGCCGTCACGATTAAGTCCGTCCGTTCGATAGACCTTGCATGGCGTTTTGCATACCCTTTCAGGTACAAGCTGAGGAAACTTCATCACATCAGCCCCCTATAACATAGTCCTGTCTGCATAAGCACATTGTAGACCTGACGTGTTGTGATAACGCCGTCAAGAGATACCACCTTTGACTTATCGAATGACATTGAAACTCCGCTTATGCTGTAAGCGCTCAGAGGGCTTTCTAACAGCTCCGAATTGTCATAGATGAATTTCATCTGCAAGGCTGTGGAACGCTTTATACGCTCTCTCTGAAAGTCTGTAAAGCTGTCAATGCCCTCTGCTGTTATGCGGTTGAAAGTCAGCGTGTCGATATCGCTTTCTGCTCTTTGCCGAATTGCTGAGAACTGTTCTTCGGAGATATCACACTCAGGACAGATATTGCAAAACTCAGTAGAAGTGAGGTACATATCCCTCACCCCTTACTCGCTGTACTCTGCTGTGTCAACGTCAGCGTAAATGCTGTCTATCTTTCCGTCCTTGCCGTTCGGGAAAGTGAAAACATCTGAGAACGCTCTGTTCTGATAGAGCCAGCCGTCACCCTCTGTGTGTCCGCCCGGAGCAAAGCTGTAAATGCTGTTGATCTTAGGTACTATCTTTGTGGTCTCAGGTGTTGCGATAAGCACGTTTATCTTATGCGAACCTGCGACTTTTTCATAGTATGTATCAAGTGCAGACTTGCTCGGTGTGCCTGATACCTTAGTGTAAGAACCGCTTGATTCGGTGTAATACTCCTTGCCGCTCACGATATCGGTATCAGCGGTCTTTACATAGCTTGCAGCGCAAGGCTCAAAGCCGCCGTCCTCAGGGTCAAAGTTGAAGCGGTCATAGAAACGCTCATCATCAATGACCTCCATGATAGGCACTCCGTCAATGTCGGTCACTCTTGTTCTAAGACCAAGTCCTCCCTCTGCGATCTGCGTCATTTCTATCTTTCTCGTGAACTTGTCAGACTGCTCCAGCAGGTCCATAATTGTGGAAGTCACATACATAATGAGCGAGCCATTAGACTTATATCTTCTCAGCTTGCCTGATGAAAGAAAGCCTTTGAGCTTGTCGAACACGTTACCCTTTGTGTATGATGAAGCGGCTGTTGATGAGTGATAGCCCTCAAGCTCTGCCGCTCTCTGAGCTGTCTTTGAGAAGAACAGAGCGTCCGTTTCGGGAGCAGACTGTGTTTTCTCAAATACCTCTGAGATGTTTTTGATAGACGCTGATGAGTTCGTTTCGTCAACGTCAGCCTTATCCACAAGAAACTCAACATCACGGTCGTGTGTGAGTGTGAAAGGCACGTCCGTCTGAACATACTTACCTGTGTTCCAGCCGCCGTTTCTGTTGTGGCTCTTGTAGCCTGATGTTGACATCTGTGTGAAGTGGAAAGTCTTTGCGTCAAGCCACCTAACGTTCTGTGTGATGAACGGACTTGACAGTGTTTCCTGGATCCTTATCTCCAAGAGTTCGGGGTTCCATACTTCTGCGTAATTAAGATTTGGCATGATTCATTCCTCCTGTTTTTACTTGAATTTGTTCCAACGTTTCTGCGCTGTTGGTTTGCTCTGTGGCTTCTTTTCATCAGTATCCGAAGATCCTGCACCGACCTTGAAACCGCCCTGCTTTTTGCCGTCGGACTTTTTGCCACCCTCGCTTTTCATATCCGGATACTTCTTCACCACCGCAGAAAGGGCGGCGTTGATATCCTGTTGACTGCCGTTTCTCACATAGCTTTCAGCCACCGCAACGGCGTCATCGATACAGTCGGGCTTGATACCAAGCTGCATAGCGGCTATCTGAGTTTTGAGCCTGAGTATCTCCTGATCTTTTTCGTCAGGTGCGTTCTCGGCATTGTCCTGCTTGTCGGACTTATCCTCGCTTGGCTGTTCCTGCTTATCTTCCGCAGGCTTATCAGCACCCTCACCGTTCTCGTCAGCCTGACTATCGTCCACCGCAGGCTGCTCCTTGTCGGCAGAGTTCTCATCTGCCTTGTCCGCAGGCTTTTCCTCAGCCTTTGGCTCGTCCTTTTTCTCCTCGTGAGTGTCGGGAGTTTTCTTCTCCTCCTCATCAGTGAGTTTCTTTTTCTCGTCCATTTTCTGACCTCGCTTTCTTAAATTTGTGTATGAAAAAAGCACCCGTTAAGGTGCTTAGTTCCGATATTTGGGTATAAAAATACCGCCTCGCCGTAGCGGAGCGGTTAGATTTATAACTGACCGATATAATCCAAAATACTTTCGCACATCAAGCCTTCTTCATTTGGATTATAATTTTCATCCAAACAGTTCAAAGTCAGGTAATCACCAACTTTATCTTCTATGACATCAAGTTCATCATTTGGGTCAATACCAATAGAAACAAGAAACTCTTTTTGTTTTTCTGACATTATAATCACTTCCTTTTGTACTTGTTGATTTTGTTCTTGCCTGTTTTCCATATAGTTGCGATAGTTCCAGTTTGGGGATTTACATTAACAGTTGCTTTCTCACCAATAAATCGTTGGCTTGGTCTGCCCAAACTATCAATTTTAATTTCATCAATATACAGCGGGTTTATAAGTGCATCTTTTATATCATTTACAGAAACCTTTCTTTCGGAAGCTCGCTCTTCCATATGTTTTGAAAATTTCGTTACACCAATTCCGTTAGATGTTGTTAATTCAATTTTATCATCTTTTTCCTTTTCTGTCAAGCCGCCATACACTTTCTCCCTAGAATAATCCCTCCGCAGAACTTCGCTGTTAGCGTTTATAAAGGCTTTCAATTCCTGCTGTGCCTGCCTTACTTTCTTGCGGTAGGCTTTTGCTGTGTCGGGGTCGAGAGTGC